TCCAAAAACTTTCGCCGCACTCTGCTTAGTCAGCGTAGCCGCACCGCCGCCTGTACTCTGAATGGTATCTGCTTTTAATGTACTCATAGCGTCACCAATGTCCCACCGCTTTCCACGGTTAATGTAACACCAGAAGCCACAGTAAATGGACCAGTAACATTGGCATTCTCTGTGGCTAGTATAGTGATGTCAGATGTGAGTGTTTGTGCGTTGGTGCGAAACAAGCCACCGCCCTTGAAGTTACCCTTGTTCTCAGCGGCAGGAGTAATGGTGCCAGCTTGAGGTGCAAGGTAATTAACGAAGATATTGCCAGTACCACTAGAAGGTGCGGCAGAGAAGGTAAGTGTTACTCCATCAGGAATAGTGTAAGCCGCAGTATCCTGCACAACACCATCAACCGATACAAGTACATCTTGTACAGAGGAGACTGTGGTGGTTAGTGTAAATGTAGTATCACTACCGTCACCATTAAAGCGTTGTACAGCTTTAGTAGCTTGATAGGAACCGGGAACTTTCTGACCAATATACGGCATGTTCTATTCCTTATGCGCTAATAGTATCAACTACAGATACCCAAACATCTGCGCTACTTGCGGTATCGCTCTTTACGTTGAGTATATCGCCGGATTGCATCACAACCTTTGCACCGCCATCTAATACCTGTAAGGTTGAACCTACTGGAATAGGTGCGCCCTTAATGATGTAGTAATCATCAGTAGCACCTGTGCCAGTGATGTATACATCCATTAAAATTTGTGTGGTTGTAACATTAGCAATATTGATACCAATAAGCGCATCATCGGAGTCAGCGGTTCGTAAAACAACTTCGCCTGTACCAACATTTCTTGCAATGTCTCTTTCAAAATCTTGTGCCATTATTACCTCTCTGTATAGTATACAGTTTTTAAATTATTTCGTCAACTGCTAAAGCGCGATTGCCATAGCCACTGCGAAGCCAGCAGTTGCACCAGCGGCTGGTAAGTTAGTTAGCTGTGAGCCGTCTACTGCTGGTAGTCTGGCAGAACCATCAAGCTGTACTGCGTTGTTAGCAGAAGTACCTGCTGTTAATAGTGCGGCACTTCCTAACCCTAGTGTGCTGCGTTGTGCGGTAGCGTCTGCATCGTCAAGTAGTGCTTTACCAGCAGCAGTGAGGTCGTACGTAGCCGCAGACCCTGAACCAGTGAACTGGATACCCTTATCTGCTGCAGAAGTCAGTCCGGCAAGAGCTGCTAGTTCCGCATCATACGCTTGTACGTCGCTACCGATAGCCAAACCGAGTGTGGTACGTTGTGCAGAAGCATCTGCGTCGTCAAGCAGAGCCTTACCAGCGGCAGTAAGGTCATATGTTGCCGCAGACCCTGAACCAGTAAATTGAATGCCCTTGTCAGCAGCAGATGTCAAACCTGCTATTGCTTGTAACTCCGCATCTAAACGAGCGTTGTCTATCGTGCCTGTAAGTTGTGTGGCTGCTATTGACTTGTTTGTCAATGTTTGGCTGCCGTCCAGAGTAGCTACCGTAGCGTCAATAGTAATCTCATCAGCATTTGCTGTGATACCTGTACCGCCAACTACATTAAGTGTAACATCACCTGTTGTACCGCCGCCTGTCATACCTGCACCAGCCACTACAGATGTAATATCACCTGTTGGTATTGCTGCTACACTGCTGTCTACATACGCTTTAATTGACTGCTGTGTTGCTAACTGTGTAGCACTATTTGAAGCCATATTGTCTTCATCAAGTACGGCAGTACCACTAACCGCTGTATTCAGTATAGGAGAAGTAAGTGTTTTGTTGGTTAGTGTCTGCGAACCTGTGAGAGTAGCTACTGTGCTGTCAATAGCAAAAGTAACAGCATTACCTGAACCAGAAGTATCAATACCAGTCCCGCCTGTAAACGTAATAGTCTCGCTGTCAAGGTCGATATTAAGCGCACCACCGCTGTCTGCTTGGAAGTCAAGGTCTTGTGCGGTGGTTGTCGCATCGACATATGCTTTAATAGATTGTTGTGTAGCCAATGCCGTAGCACTGTCAGAAGACATGTCATCTTCATCTAATATGTCCGTAACTGTTGTGGTAGGAAGTGCAAGTCCGTCGCTAGTAACTGTTCCGTTAAAAAAGGCATCCTTAAACTGTACGGAGCTTGTTCCTAAGTCTATGTCGTTATCAGTGACGGGAGCAACAACACCGTCTTCAAAACGAAGCTGTTCAACAGAGGAGCCTGCACCGCCTGCGTCAACAAACAAGCCGACTCTATTGTTGGTGTTATCAACGACGACTTTATTTAAAGGTGTAGCTACTCCGGGGTCACCAATCAAACCAATGACAGGACCCTCTGCTGCCGTGCCGTCATGCTTATGACCTGACGTGTTTACAAACGCTGCGAGAACTTGGTCGAACTCGTCGTTACTGTGTGCTGCGGTAATAACGTCGCCATCACTAAATGTAGACTGCCGTACATAACCTGCCATGTGTTATCTCCTTCCACCCGGAGTAAATTCCAGTTGGTATCCTTTGATTGATATTGGTGCGGCACCTGCCGCGTCGTCTAGTCTTACTGCTACCGTAAATCCACCGCCTTCAACACTCTGTCTAACCAGTGGAGTTCCAGAAGAACCATACACGGCTGTTCCGTACGAGGATGCAGCGTTACCGTATATCGCTACAGCAGACCCTGTATTTAAGCTGTACTGTGCAGGCTGGGGCGTTTCGCTTGAGTTGAAATCATACCTGATACGGAAGTTAGAGTTCACCACGCCTTCGTTGTCGTAGTTCCAGATAATACGCTGCATCATCTTGCGTATGCCAGCGTCTCCCATAGTGTAGTCTGGGCCACGGTAAATAGCAGATATGTTTGCGCCATCGAATGTGTTACCAACTTCTTGCTTGTAAACGTAGCCATCATATCCGCCATGTAGAACTGTCTCTGCACCGTTTATGAAATTAGACACACAGCACGAGGCTTTTATACCCTTTAAATCTGCGTACTCCCAACCAACTCCCCCGTTGACACCTGCTTTAATAACACCAAGCACACCGGGTGCAGAAGTGGAGGGACCACTATCAGTAGGAAAAAACAAACGGTACTGTGACTTACTACGAATGACTACGCTAGATAGTCTGTCTGTGCCTATGTTGTCCAAGCGAGGCTGTATCTGCTTGGAGATTGTGCCAAGTTCAACGTCACCAATTCTTTCTGTACCCGCGATTGTACGCAAACCATCAGGAGCCAAATAAACAAGGTCACCAGATATTTCCTGAATACTAAAACCGTCTACACAACCGATAGCACGAGTTACCGGAATTACAGCAAAGTCAAGTAAACTAGAGCCTGTAATCTTAAAGATAGAATCCTCACAGAATACAAACAAGTTTTCACGAAAGACTTTGATGCCAACAATAGGCTCATCAACCTTGATAGTCCCCGCACCGTGACCCGGCGTGAAGTCGTCCTCATCAAATGGAGCACTAAAGATAAGTTCTTGTGGGCTAGCAGACATACCTGCGTAAAAGGCGTGACTTCTAAATATCTCTACAAACTTAGGGTCGGCAGGTCTTCCGCTTGCAGTAACGTCAGTAACAGAAGAGTTGTTGAAGATGGATGCAAGGTTTGCACCGTCCACCATAAGCATTTTGTCTGTGCCGTCAAAGTTGTAGTTTACAAAATTGTATCTTCCGGCACTGGTACGACCCGTATCTATGCTAGTGTACCCGCTTCCTGTACTTTTAAATACAGACGTGCCTTTTGCAACGATAACTTGGTTTTTGTATATGTGCAGACCGAGGATTGTACCTGATGAACCACCTACTTGGTTAGAATCAAACTTGGTAAATCCATTAATCCGACGATAGCCGCCGTTGATATCCGGCTCGAAGTTTTGAAGCTGCAGTGCTGCTCCGGGTGGGATAGAAAAAGTATCCTTATCCAGAATAAGACCACCACCCAAGCGAACAACAAAAGGGTCAAGAAGAGAGGTGTCTGCCATTAAACTGCCCTCATGTAATCTTTCTTGTTGATGATTTCAATTCTCATACGTTCAAGACCTTCCTGATAGTCACGAAGAGCAAGCTGAGAGAACTGGATATCTGAACGAAGCATATGAGCGTAGTACCTTGCTCGGTTTACAATCACATCATGAAAGCGTTCAGGAATAGTAGGGGTGTCTGTGTTGGCAGACATGTCGCTGTTTGTCTTGTAGTAAAAGTAGCGAACAGTATAGGTAGCAACATCAGGAACAGGAGACAATCCAATCTTGTGGTCAGGAGTCTCATATACATACTGAGACAACCCTCTAGCATCGCCAGTAGGGTTGGTATCTGTTTCGTTAAAGGTTTGAATATATTCTTCGTAAGATATGTACTTTAGTGTACGCTCTGATGTACTTGCAGATTCTTGTATAGTGAAGCTATCATAGTCTATCGTCTTTGCATCAGACTCTCTGGCAATAGTTCCTGCACCTGCACTCGTAGTTACGGTGGCGGCTGAAACAGTAAAGGGCCACTCTACCTCAGAGTTGATGATGTCGCGCTGTGACTTGTTGATAAAGTCTTTAATAGATGTTTGGATACCGCGTGTGGACGCAACGCTAGTTATTTCAACTTCGTTGATTTCTCGAAGTACGGCGTTAATTAGTTCTAGGTATGTCATTACTTAGTCTTCCTATACGTGCGAGTCTTTTTTGCGATTTTCTTCGGTTGCTTTGAGACCTGCTTCCCGCTCTTCGTAGCCGCTCGTTTCTTACGAGTCGTTGCTGCATACTCAGCAGGGGTGAGTGCTTTAATTGCTTTTTCTGGAAGATATCGTTCGCCTGTAGCTTTAGGACCCTGAGTGGATGGCTTACCACTCTTGGTTCTCCATTTTTGTTTAGTCCACGCCTTCAAAGAGCGTTGGCTCTTCTTCAATGCCATATAAGTCTCCTGCTAAGTACGACAGTACCCTTAGTTTTTCGACAGCTTCTGTGTATTTTTGAACCGCTGCATCCATATCTTTAAGAAGACTCGGATGGTCACCTGTAAAATCAGAGCTTTTGTAATGATTGTTGAACACAGTCTTTGCATCCAGCATCTCCAAGTTGTATCGGTGAGTTAGTGCTTCTACAGCCAGCTTCTGCATGAGAACTCCTAAATACTACCATTATACAGTACGTCTAGGATTAAGTCAATAGAACAGCTACTAAAGAGCCTACCGTCACTAAAACTACAGCAACGAGTATAGCTACAGTTTTTAAGGTTTCCATCAACTCGTGCTGCTGTCTGGCTTTCTCTATTCGCTGTTTTCTAGCAGCTTCTTTAGCCTCTTGAATACGTCTGGCTCTTTCGTTGACGATACCTGCCCATGTGCCGTGACCAAACCGTAGGTCAATCATCTGGCTCATCTCATACATTTTTTCTTGAGCTAACCGTGCATCTATTGTTTCTTGAGCTACGGACTTGACGTTAAACTGGTCCATACCCGCTTTTTTGTTGCGAGACTTCTGAACTTGGCTTTCACCTTCAAACAGATTGTCTATATGCTGTGCAATCTCGCTTATGTCGTTTGCTGTACCAATAGCGGATTTGATGCCATCGACAGCACTCTTTACAAGTGCGATACCCGCTAATGTTTCTGCAATCATTTGTATCCGCCACCTGCTTTTTTGTAGGCTACTGCAAGCATCTGAGCTTTACGTGCTGACCATTGACCGGGTTTACCGCCTTTGCTACCTGCTTTGATGCTATTGAATAGCCGCTTTCTCATGGTTGGCTTGGTATAGTTACCAGCCGCGTTTACTTTACTTTTGGTTTTCTTTTTAGCCGCTGGCATTGAGTTCTCCTGTTCTCATAGCCTCCGATAGACGAATAGCTCTGTTACCTACCTGTTTTGCCCAGCGAGAATCAAGCATCTCGACACAAGCCTTGACGTAATCGCCACACTCGATACCCGCCCACATGTTCTTAAACTTACAAAGACGCGGTACTCCCATGTTAAAGGCCATGTCAAGTACCACACGAATACGAACATCATCAAGGCGTTCAATGCAAGGGTGAGCATTAAGTAGTTCTTTCTCTACAATGTCTATATCATTGGACAAAAGGAAACGAGCATTAGCTTCTGTAATACCCGTGTCGTAAACTTCGTTTTTAAGAAGGCTCATAAAGGCTAATTCGCCGTCGGTGATGCCTCTGTCTTCGAGGTTTCGCCCAACACCAATCGTGTCTATACCGAGGTGGTCTTGATAGACCTTTAGTTTAAGGCCCTCATGTAATATGAGTTGGTCAATAAGAGCTTTACGATTGTAGTTCATTTGTGTACCTTCTGTACTTCGAAAGAAGCCTTTTTAACGGCTCCCTTGTGGGGCTTGTAATCACCCTTCATAAGTTTGTAACCTTTGCCGGACTTCATCCAGTGAAAACCTTTTGGTGCCTCTACCGTCTTCTTCATTTGGTATTCTCCATCATTAGTTTTAACTTAGCCAGTTCAATTTCTAATACATGTACTCTGCCTACCATATCTTGCACAGACTTAGGCGGCTCAAAGTCGTCTATCCAATTATCGTTCTCTTCAACTTCTTCCATCGTAAGTTCTAAGTTGTGTTCTAAGAAACTGATACGCTCAGTTAAGCCAAAGTAAACCCACACACTAACAGCAGTGAACGCAATCATACTGATGAGATTGCGAAGAGGGATAGTTATCTCACTTGCTTCGTTTAGTTTGGTGGCAGCTTGTTTCACTGGTTATCACCCTTGTGTTCGTGACCCATCCAAATACCGAATACGCCAGTCATAACGCCCATCACTACAGATACGAAAGCTGACTGTGCGCCTGTTGGGTCTGATAAATCCATGAACCATTCAGCACAACGCCAAGACATAATTGTACTGGCTAGCATCATAAAGCGTGGAAGTATCTTCCATTTGAGAAAGGTTTCGACACTCATCTTTAGAATAAAATTCTCTTGTTTTTGTTACTTACTCTTTTGACTTTTTTATTACCCATCTTTCGTGCAGGTTTGACGTTTTTACCCGGCTTACGTTTAATTCCAAAGTTAGAATTATCTGGCTTACCCGGATTAGCTTTTGTTGCACCGCTTCCAGTAGATGGCAGTCCTGTAGGTGGCTTTAATTTACCTATACCAGAACCCACTTTACCTTTACGTTTAATGTTTTTACTTGGTGTACCTGTCCGCTTAAAAGTAGTGTTATCAGGTTTACCTGTGTTGGTTTTACGTTTACCAGCTTTAGCCCCGCCCATTTTCATTTTTGTAACGCGCATGTCTCAGTCTCCTAGTATTAAATTTAAGTTACTTCTTCCCAAACATTTTGGTTGCGCCACGCATACCTAACGACGCTGCAACAATGAGGCCCAAGCTGTACTGATACCACTCCGGCATCGCTTGTAAAGCTGTAAAACCTTCTTGTACGATTTCTCTACCCCAGTCACCACAGAAGGCCAGTATGAGAGGCACAGAGAATAGAACTGTAATCCACTCATCTTTCCAAGAGTGCTTGCTTCCTTCAGCCATAGCCAAATCCCAGTCGATTTCGCCAGTAGCTTTCTTCTCCATGATGACAGCTTCAGCTTTAGCTTTTGCAACTTTAGCTCCTGTTTCTGCTTTTGTTTTTTCTACTTTACCTTCTAGCCACGTACTGGCTATAGAAGATATCGGCCCTATGAGTGCAGTTAGCATTTCCATCTCTTTCTTGCTTGGCGCAAACGACTATTGGGGTCTTTTGCAGCACCGGGAAACTTCTTCATCTGCCCTGCTGACCTAGCGCAGAAAGACTTACGACGTTTAGCAGCTTTACTTCCGGGCTTAACTTTACCCGTAACTGCTGTTTTTAGCTTAGAACCGGGGTTCTTTTTTTTATATTCTTTAACGCCTTTTGCAGTCATACCTGCGCCAGACTTAGTAGGGCGATAGTTAGCACCCTTTCCTTTAGTTGTCTTTTTTATAGGTGTTTCTTTTTTACGAGGCATTATAATGAACTTTCACACTTGTACTTAACAGACTCATATGGAGGTGGTATAATCATCTGTGTAGAAAAGTACATTTCTACTACACGTTCTATGCACTGTCCTTGTGTATCGTAAGGTCCTCGAATATCTTCTATTTCTAGACACTCGGCACTGCCCAATAACGGACTGCATATAAAGAGTATTGCTTTGAACATTGGGGGTATATCCCTGCAGAGGATAGCTGCTTATATCATAAAATTAAAAAGTCGTCAAGGGGGAAAGTTACCCCTCCCCCTCAATTAAGTTGTTTATGCGAATGGTGCGCCCACGCCGGGGTCACCCAAGTCACACATCACTGCAACACAACGGATTTTACCGTCGAATGTAGCAGTAACACCGATAATGTCGATGTTGTCTGCAGCAGTGTAGAGTTTAGCAGTTTGACCAAACTCTTGTGCAACAGCAGAACCGCTAACGTCAGTTACCCAAGTGTCTGCAGCAGCAGCGTCACCCATGTCGATTGTAGGTGAGCCTGTAGATGCGGCCTGATACACTTCGATACCTGCCATCAAGACCAGAGTGTTGTCTGGAATTTCAAAAACATTAACGATGTCTCCTGCAGCAAGATTAGTAGATGTAAAGTCGAGAACAACTTCAACAGTCTGCATCTTCTTACCAAGAGGGATACCAGCTACGGCACCAGTTACGTTGTAAGTAGCCATTAGTTAATCTCCCCTACTAATCTAAGCTAACAACGCCGCGAACGATTGCTTCTGGGCGAAGGACTTTACGTCCAAACACATGAAGACCACGAACGATGTCGCTGAAAGTTTCAGTTGAACGGACAACTTCTGTTTTCGCAATGTGCGAAGCAGTAGCTGTTGCAGACATGTGACCGCCGAGAATAACGTTCTCTGTGCCATCTGTTGCTAGACCAGTAATAGTTACTTGGTCAGTAGCACCGCTAGAAACGAGTGCAGTTGACTTGTAACACTGGAAACCAGCGATGTTGCCTAGTGACACCAGACCGTTACGCAGTGGAGAAGTCGCGTCGCCAGTTACCTGAACTTCTGCGAACTTTGCTCCTGCTGAGAACAGGTGCTTGTAGAAAGCTGGTGGTGCAACGAACCAACGGTTCTCTTCTGGAACAGACTGGTCATCAAGTGACTGAGCCATTGCCAGCATAGTATTAACCGCTAGATTGCCGGGATTTGCGTTGCCGCCGATATCCAAAGCTGTACCAAGAGTACCGATGCTGCCAATCTGAGCCACAGAAGCACCTGATTCGCCAGTTAGACCAGCTTCAGTTGCCATGAGGTCAAGAACGTTAGCGTCGTACTTACGCTTCAGGGAGTATGCGCCTGAAGAAGTAGCCAATGCTTCGAAGTTGACGTGTGACTGACGCTCTTCAATGTCGTCAATCTTAAACGCAAATGCGTTTGCTTGGTCAACAACCATAGTAATCTGGTCGTCAGCGAGGTCTTGTGGGTTTACCACAGAACCGCGTGAGTATGAAGACACAGTGATTGTTGGTTCCTTAATGATACGTACTGTATCACCGAAGTTTTCAATTTCGCCAGCGTAGTCGGTATTAGTAATATCTTCTGCAACCGAAGCACGACGGAAGAACTTGAGAACTTTTTGACTGAAAATTTCAGGTGTGAAATTCCCAGACGGCAGGTTATTGTAACCTGATGCGCTATCAAAAGCCATTAGTTCAATCCCTTCCTTGAGGATTAAGAGTTGTAATCAATTCGCCCTTCTGCCCTTGCAGAGTCGATTTCGCCTTCCAGCTTTTCGAACTCCCAAGGTTTCATCTTGGCGATATGCGAAGCCTTGAAGATTTTCTTTCCCGCACTTGGGTCAGTAGCAACTTCTCTAGCAGGGGTTTTTGTTACAGCATCTGCTGCACTTTCCTGCCGCTTCGACTTCTTTGGTTTGTTAAGACCAGTATCGGCCTTATACAAGTCCACTACACGAGCCGCCCACCGTGAGTCAGTATTGTTTTTGTAAATACCGTCTGATAGTGTTTTTGGCTGCTCTTCGAGCCAGTTCAAGAACTCATCTGTAGTCTTGATTTCATCGAAGTCAGGATGCAATCTAAGCAGTTCTTCGTACGCTTTCTGCTTTTCTAACTGCTGTTCCCGTTCTTTGATGGTACCAATTTCTTCTCGGAGCTTTGACACCTGAGATTCTGTCTGCATAGACGAAACAGTTTGAACCACTTCAAATACGTCGGGGTAACGTTCCTTAAACTCTTCGAGTTCTTCTTGAGTTCTCGGTGGTGTTACACCCCTTGGCATTTCAACAGCACGGTCATTCATGGCTTTGCGAAGACTATCAATCTCCCCTTTAAACTCATTAACCTTGCTATCGTAGTGCTTCTTCAGGTCGTCATACCGTTTTTTGTAATCGTGTTCCGAGTCCTTTGTTTCCTTTTGAGGAACGAAACTATCGTCATTCTGAGTAGCCGCTTCTGCGGGGTCAGCTTCTTGGGTTTCTTCAGACGCTTCTAATTTCTCATCTTCGTCTTCGTAAACTTCATCACGATATTTTCCACGATACAAGTTATTGGCGTTAGTTACTCCGAAGGAGTCATTTGGTTTGTTGGCTCTGTGGCCTTTTGCTTTTGCCATTTTTTACCTCATAATGCGGGGCTACTTGGCGTGTAGGTAGCCGCTTCGGTTATGTCAGGGCCGCTATGCGGGTAGCTGACTAATTCTTATTCTTTGTAAAGTCTGGATTTGTTGAGCTATTTAAAAAGGAGTCGCCTAAAGTAGCGTCAGCTACAGACGTAGCGTTAAACGCGCCTTGTAATATAGCTAAAGGTGGTGATGCTTTGGTGGCTACCTTACTGATAGCCCTACCTAGAAGTTTACCCCCAGACAATGGGTCATTTTTAAAAGTTTCTATAAAGTCTATTTTAGATTTACCGTCAAATACTTGCTCTTGTAAAAACATAACCATAGAGTCCACGGAGCGTTCTCCTGACGCATAAGCATCTCGCAGGCCTTTTATAAACTTTAAATTTTTATCTAGTTCTTTTTTAGGCATTTTGGTAAAGTAGCCTGTCTTCTTTTTAGACTGTACTTTCCAAGCCTCTTCTACTCCGTCAAAAAGTTGGTCCATAGTAACTTTACGACTGAGGATAACTTGGTTGCCTCTTCCCCCTCCTGCTGCGAATTGTCTTGCGCGGCTTTTATTGGGAGTATGAAACTTACCAACGTCGTCACTTCCATACCCGTAGTCTGTTGGATTTACTTTTTCTAAGTCGAGAGGTTCCCCTCTGTACACTTTTACTTTATCACCGAGAGCATACGCTTGTGGATTTTCAAGAAAGCTGTTCTGTGCAGCCATCTGCTGACCCTTCTCTTCGATGCGTTCTTTAACTTCCGGTTTACCACGATTGTTTATCTTGGTAAGGCGGTCTTCACCGATAATTTTGACGAGATGGGGTGCAACCGTCACTTCTCCTCGTGATACGGCTACATCTATTAGTTTAGCACTGCGTTCTGGATTGTCAACTGTTATTCCGCGTCTAACTGCCTCTTTCTGCGCGTCTTTAAGCATTTTCATGATGTCAGACTCGCCTGCGAACTCAACAGCGGCTGCATTGATGATGAACGTACCCTCTTGCTTTTGAGTGTTTACGTTGTCTGCAACTGACTCTGCTTCGGATACTTGACTAGGCGGCGCACCAATAAATCCAGACGGTGCCATGCCTGCTGCCATCTGTCCACCTGCAGCCATGCCGACTCTGCCGCCTTGGGCCATAGAGCTTTCTGTAGCTTCCGCTTCACTGAAGCCCCCAAAGTCACTTCCACTTACAGAGCCGCCGCCGCCGCCTGAATAGTCACCCATCTCCCCGCCGCCTTGACCCGTATCGCCGCCATCATCCATGGATGGTCCAGTAGTTTGGGTTGCTCTTTTCCACGCATCCTGCGCCGCTTTTTGTGCTTTATCTCTCGCGTCTTGTGCCGCTTTATCTGCGGCTGCTTTATCAACTTTAGCTTTTTCTGCTGCCATAAGACCCGAAACAGTACCTCTACCGTTTCTGGCATCCTGTAGAATGCTCTTAACTTTGTTTAGGTCTGTTACACCATACTTTGCTCCCAAGGCTCTGGCATCTGCTTCCATTCCAAAGGCTGCAGTTTGGCCTGTGGCTGTCATGTATGTGCCGTTATCCTTATAATATCCACCCGTGCTTAACCTACCAGAAACATACCCAGCATCCGCCAAAGACGTACCAGTTTCCTTTTGCATGTTATACGAGGATGGAAGATATCCTTTATTAAGAGATTCTAAGGTTCTTGCCTGAACGTGAGAAAGACCCCTCATGTTTCCAGTGTAAGTTCCTGACCCCGGCGCACGAGTTATGCCAAATCCACCGATAGACATTGCAAACCCTGTAGCACTCGCGTTAGCTGCTGTAGCTGCCCTTATCTGTGCCATATCCTGATACTGTTTAGAATGGACCATATCCGCAACAAAGCCTAATGCTCCACTTGGTCTAAACGACGCATTTCCAAAAGCATTTGTAGTGGTTGTGCCGTTTATAAAACCACCTGCTATACTTCCGGGGATACCACCCACAGCACCCATAAGACTTCCTACGACCTTTTCTTTATTTTTTTCGGCGGTGGCCTTTAAACCTGTTTGTTGTAGGTCTTTAGCAGTTTGGTCTACTGCGCCGGGAATTTGTTGAACATTTTTTATACCCGAATCAAACAGCGCACCCGGTTTTATGTCTTTAAAGTCACCGCGAGTAAGCGGGTCAAACACTTCGCTAAACATCTCAACTCTGTCGTGCTGTCCCGGCTGTTGCTTTAAAAAGTCACCGTATGTATTATAATTTTGTGTAAAGTTAAAATCCGCAGCATCTTCACCAAACTTAATATCCCCGCCTAAAGCACCGGAGTCTCCACCTAACGCACCGATTAAGTCTCGTTCTAAGTTAGCTCGTGAATCTTCGTTTCCGTCACTTGTATCTTCTGCAGATGAATCACCACCAATTTTAGGGGCCGTAACATCAATACCTGTCTGCTCCTCTAGAGTGGGCATACCTAAAGTTTGACTAAAAAAATCAACGTAAGAGGATTCATACTGCTTTCTTGTCAGCACTTCCTTTTCGTCTTCTTTTCTAGTCGTGCCTAGCTGTATTCTGTCAACCATTCTTGATTACCGCCTCGTGGTTACTCTTGAGTTTGAGGAGTGTTTCCAGTAAAGCCAGCTTCCCCTGCGCCCGGAGCAGTTCCGACTCCGATTGTGCCGTCACCACGCCCTGAATCGTCAGTTCCCGGAGGTCCTGCAGGTACTCCTTCAGGGCTTCCCATTCCTTGCCCTGCACCAGCGGGGCCAGCGTCTGCGCTTGCTTCTTGTTGAGCATTTGCCATCATCCCTTGTAACATCTTTGCATACAGTTGAGCTTCGTTTTGGTCGTTCACCAGACTATCGGGGTCGATGTCCTGTGATATAGCCAGTTCACGCATCAGGTTTGGTATCTTGATGAATGGTGCTAACATAGGGTTAGCGACTGTTTGTAGAAGCGTTGTCAGCCTCTGGCTACGAACTTCTTTCTGCATTACGGCTGCAACACCGCGTGGTTTGATTTCTAGGTCACCCTCGATGTCAGGGGAGTCTTCGTTAAACTGCATGTTCCACTGGAAGTATGCTTCACCCAATGGCTTTAGCAGCATGTCGTCAATGTTCTTTACGACTGTCTTCATTGCCAGACCAGCAGAACCCATAAGCATGGATAATCCTGCCGCTGTGCGGCCCGTACCACTAACGCCCGTCTGACCGTGCATAATGGATGGGATACCAGTTTCTTCGTCAGCCAACTGGCGGCTAATCTGATACATTTGTAGGTTTTCACCAGCCGTGTTAGGAAACTTCAAACCGTTGATGGCTGTCCCTGTAACACCTGATTGGCGACGGAATATCTTACCGGGGAATATGTCCATGTTTTGGCCCGGCACAAGGCTTGCCTCATCCACGTCAAACACCAAGTTACCTGCTAGAGCTAGGTTATCAATAGCCATGCGTACGTGACCATTCATGAGCTTTTGAGCGTCTTCCATGTTCTCTGCTACACCAACACCCCATAGCTGGTAAGGGTTGACTTCGTAGGGGAACACTTGATATGGAATACGGGCTGGTGTGAAGGGGTTAAGAACACAACGAAGTATCATGTTTCCACAAACCCAGATGTTTACCTGTAGTTCGTCAAACTCTGACATCATATCTGCTTCTGCAAACCCTGCTGACTTAGCTAGGTCAGCGTCAAGAACACCCCAGTATTCGAGAACTTCGTAGCGGTTCTCTGAAACGTATGGTTCGTTTTCATCTTCACGAATTGTGTCTTCGTAATACTTATCTTCGTAGTTAGGGCCTTTTGCTAGGCACTCTTCTATAGCTTCCGAAATAAAGTAAGGACGCTTGATTAGTGCGCGAAGCTGTTGGCGGTTTAGTCTGTGACGTTCTATGACGTATTCACAGTCATCTATGCTGGTAGCGGATGGGTCTGGGTGGAAATCCCACGAAGACACCATTTCGATTTTAGGTACAACCTTCTCGTAGGGCTGGTATTCCCGATTACCCTCGTCGTCACGGCCCCACTTGTGGACACGCTTGTAAAAGTTAAAAGGCCCCTTGACAATTCCTGTGCCAAGAAGGGACGATTCAAATATAGCGTTTCGGAAAACGTTTACTGCGTTGGTATCTAATAACTGGTCATGGATAACTTTTTCCATGTTCATCGCTGCAATTTGTGCTGGGCTAATCTGTGGTTCACCCATCTTTGCAGGACCTTCAGCGAGTGGCAAGCTGCCATACTCTCCTTGAAGCCCACCGAGAAACTTACTAGATGGCGTTGCACCTAATTGTCCGGGTGGCAAATCACGCCCATCACCAACAAAACCATACGGGTCTTCCATCTGGTCTAGCGGTGTCTCCATATGTGCAAACTCCGCAATCCCTTCGGGAATAGGAGTGTGCTGTACGACTAGAGGAAACTTCTTGTTAGCAAACAGGATATCTACAATCTGCCCGTAAGCAGCCAAAACTTTAGTCTTGGTGATTCTAACGAACACCTTAGACCGTTCTGAATCACGGTAGGCTGTAGAAGAGTCGTAAACACCACGAAAATTCTTGTAGGCTTGCAACCAACGCTGCTCGTGAGAGTAACGTCCGTTTTCAGCTTCTTCGAACTTCTGTTTTACGTATCCTGCTAGACCGGGAAAGGTTTCATCCGCGTCATACAGTGGAATGGTCGTGTCATCTTCAGGTTGAAGGAAGTTATCATCTGCCATAATTTAGTAATCGCGTTCTTCAGCCATTTTCATTACAGAAGGGTCTACTGCACCCTTGGTCGCTGCCTTTGGCATGTCTTCAGTCAAAGAATCTGTCTTGGCACGAGTGTCAAATTCTAAACCTTCACGGTAAAGAGTCTTTGACCCCATCTCATCGTCAACAGATGTCTTGTCTGAGTTCATGATGTAGGATGCGCCATAATTGTAATTATTATCAGGCATGGTCATCTCCCATTATCTAGTTAAAAAGCCTTGGTCTTGTTCAATGGCAGGAGCGGCTTCAGGTCCCCTGTCACGTCCTAAGTCGATAAAACCTGCCTGTTCTTCGGCAGCTATGCGACTAGCAGGTGTTGTGCCAAACGTGTCAGGCTCTGACCGTCCAGCAGCAATGTCTCGTACGTCACTGTACCCTATAGGGCCAAACTCTGATGCGCCAGCGATGGCAGCAAGGGCAGGAGAGTCTGTAGCCGCTTCTACCTCAGTTGCTGTTGAGGCAGCAGTTGCTGCAGTCAGGCCTAAACCCAAAGGTCCTAGTGCCTTTTTGACAGGGCCGGGAACTTTACCGAGATACTTATTGATTCCATCCGCCATCGACTTTGCGTCAAAGCCTTTCCGTTCCAAGTTGGCACGAGCTTCTGGGTTGGATTCAGGAACTACGTCTGCGTCAGCACTCGCCAGTTTAGCAGCCTGTCTACCTTTAATCTTAGCTTCTTCTATAGCGCGAGACTTATCTTCAGCTTCTTGAATTTGTTCAGGGGTGATAGCAGCTAGGGTAGAAGTTCGTTTTGCTTCGGCTTCGGCTGTTGCTGCCGCTGCTTGACTTTGTTTAGCACGTTCTTCTGCTAATATGGTTGTTTGCTGCTCAGAAGCAAGGGCTTCTTTTTGTTCGTCAGTTAAAAGGTCTAGGTTTACACGGCCTGTCTGTGTGGTACCAAACTCACCACCTGCAAAGTCTACGGGACTTTCAATCAGGGCAGGTAGGTCTTTTTGGGGTACAAAGCCAGCGTAGTTCTTTTTCAAGATAGACGGGTTTACGTGGCCCATCATACCTTCAACGAAGTTTTCGTTTACGTTGTATTGCTCTAACATGAAACGGGGTACGATAGAGCGGATAACAGATGGTGTGGTTACAGGCTCGTAATTGCGAACTAGCTCACCCGCAGGAGAACGACTTTTTATTTCTTTTGCTGGGAGTATGTTAGCGAAAGGTTGGAGACGAGTTCCAATGTGCTTGTTGAAAGCATCCGTGAAGTCTCCATCTGTAACGTCAAACAGATAATCGGATGTGCTTGTATCGTAGTTCTGTTTTAAAAGACGGCCTAAACGCGAATTAGTATCAAAAGAAAGTTCAGGGCGACCCTTGTGGTCTTTCTTTGTTGTTACTTTGCCTTTTACTGTTATGGTATCACCCACAATAGTAACGTCTGACTTTTTAAGACCTAACAGTTGTTCAGGACGATTTGCTGTAGCTTTGTGGTACTCTAGTAGGTCTGATGTAGGTTGACCATACTCGGCTGCAACAAGAGGAGTTGCTTCTGCGTATATCTTATCTAGCTCTTCTTTAGGAAGAAGACCTTGCATTGGACGTTCGCCAGCTAAACCTGTGCGTTGTGTTCCTGCTAAACCTTTTGCACCAGCTAGTTGCGGGTACATAATCTCGTCAACACCCTCGGCTACTGTCTCCATAGCGGCTGTAGCACCGTAACGCTCCATCACGGGGCGTACCAATGCTTCTAGTGTTTGGAGATTGTAAGCTCTGTTCTTAGCGTCGGGGCTACCTTCGACAGTAAACAGCTTGATTACGTCAGCTTGCTTGAGGTCTTTGTAGGGGGTACTCAGGTCAATACCTAATGTTTTAGCACCAGACTTAATAGGGTTGATGCGCTTCTTTTGCTTTTCGTCAGCCTTAGACATGGCAAAATCCCACGCCTCGCCAAGCGTGAGAGTACCGTCTTTTGCTTTTTTACCTAATTCTATATCCGTGAGTGCCATCTAGTATCCGAACGTCCCATCAAAGGGTTGGAAGGCTTGGTCTTTTATGCCTTGCAATGATTTATGAATTGATGTATAACCACTTGTACGAGTCATAACCATATAACGGAGCGCATCATATGCGTGGTCTTCTGCTTTTGTATCTACGTCTTCACTGTTGGTTTTGGACAGCGGAATACCTGACATCTGTGCGACAGTGTGTTTACAGGTTGCGAAGATTCGTAAACGTGGTTCTTGAGTATACGGGTCGTCCGATAGTCTTCTATGGAGTTCCATCTTTCCTTGCAGTCTATTACGGTCAGATGGTGTCCATCGAACACCTGCTCTCATCATGGTTTCTGCGATAGATGGTCCGAAGCCTGTTTTGTTCCAACAGGAGGCATCAAGGACGTTGTAGTGGGGTAGAGGGTCTAACTCCTCCATTTCTAGTATTTTATCAGCTAACTGCTCTGCTGTCAAGTGTTTAGCGTATAACTCTTTATACACCCATATATTGTTGTCCCAGTCGATTGCACCCCACAGGACGCAAGAAGGACTAGCGTAGCCATAATCCGCAGCACGAATCCGGGGCCAGTTGGTTGGCATCTCGAAAGGTTCGACGACATGTTTGGAACGGGAGAACTCAGGAAAGGCTGCGCCTTCTGCTACATCCCAGTCTCCATCAAGTAGCCTGCGACGTTCTACGTCTGGTAACGAACGAAGCATTGCTTCATACTGTCCGTCAGCCATGAGGTAGGGGTTGTCAGTTAATCTAGCTGGTACAAATTTTCTATAAAAGAGAGGCTGTCCTGCTCTTGTAGGATGTGTGTCAGGCCAAAGAAACGCTCTACCCGTCTCTGGGTCATACGCCGGAAAAGCCTCATTCTCCGTGTGCTTCTCAATGTACATCTTTTTAACCCACCAGCCGCCGACACCACCGGGGTTAGCAGTACATCGCATACAGAGGTTTTTCTGTAGTTCTGGGTCCGTTGACCGAAGACGTGAACGCAAATAATCCCAAACATAGCTACTCGGATACTGGGTGATTTCATCAACGCCTATCCAGTTGAACGCCTGACCTTGAAAACGAGTTACGTCTTTGTCGCGGTCTAGATAGGTGAACCACATGGTTGCCCCAGAAGGGAAAACCCAAGTGGATTTAGATTCCCGATATACGGCTCCGGGAAATGCCTTTGGATAAAGCTGCTTGGACTTGTCTATTAGTTCTGTTAGTTCGTCAAGAGTCCGGCGAAGAAGCAACCCACGATGGTTAGCATTATGGCAGTATC